GTTCGCACTCCCGCCATGATGGGAGTGGGGATGTTGATTTTGTGTTTGGAGATTGCATTGTAGTATCTACGGACGTAATCCAGTCTAGTTTCTTTTGAATATTCTGCAAAAATTGTCGCAGAAATCAACATATACATGTATTGTGGAGTTTCGTAAAGATTAGAGGAACTCCTGTCTTGTACCAAATACTTATCTACAACTTGACGAAGGCCGGCATAAGTAAACAAAAAATCTCGATCATGGTCAATCCACGAGTTGATTTTATCCCACTCCTCCGTAGAATACTTTGCAGGGAGATGTTTATCATAAATTCCACTGCAAGCACCATGCATCAAGTGATCGTAGATGTGAGGAAATCCCTGATTCCATGAAGGACCGAATACCTGTTTGTAAAGTCCAAACAGAAGAAGTCTGGCCGCAACAAATTGGTAATTAGGGGTCTCAAGATCAATAAGATCGGATGCAGAACGAATCAAAATCTCTTGAATCTCTGCAGTGGTAATACCGTCATAGAACTGAATACCGGATTGCATTTCAACTTGAGATGCAGAAACTCCTGCAAGGCCTTCACAGGCACTCTCTACCATTTTATGAATCTTGTCCAGGTTCAGATGTTCAGTATTTCCGTTTCTTTTTACAACTTTAGTCCCGTTACTCATGTTTTCTTCCAACTAGTAAGTTTTGTTTTAGCTTGTAATCCACTATAGACATTGGATTCTATCACAGATTGAACGTTAAGTCCAGATAAAATCATGTCATTGATATCTTTTTGTTGTATTGTATCAGGCCAAATAACTATTGGAAATTTCCAATCTATCGCCTTCTCCATTCTATCAACAATTTGTTTGTTTCGTTTTTCATTATCATAAACCATGACAAAATTAGTTTCAAAGTTTGTAATGAAAAAAGTCTTGTCTATATCTGCACCGACCATTGCGATAGAGTTATCGATAAACATACTATCAAAAGGTCCTTCTACAATATAAACTGTTTTATTCCAGTCAACCTTATCCAAACCGTAGATCTTGGGGTGGTGGTCATCCAAAATAATTGTAATGTATTTTAATTTTGATTTTGGATTGAGCGATCTCCCCTGAAACCCGAATATCTTTCCATTATTCTTTAAGGGAATTATGATCCTTGGTTCATCATTATCTAAATTATCAAAAGTATATTTTTGAGAATTAGTCCATTCCTTGAACTTTTCGGCGAAATAAAGTTCGCCCAGATACTTACTCGGGATTCTTCGGTTGTCTAAAAATTGTCTTGCGGGGTGTGTTGTATTTAGTTCTGAAATTTTTGTCATGCAATGCGGGGTCAACATCCTTCAAGAAGTTTGTGAAGGTTCTGGAGACGCCACAGTTGTGACATTTGAAATTATGATCATTCTTCAGTTGATACAAATATCCCCTAGCTTTATTCTTATGTCTCTGCGAGTCACCGCAATAGGGGCATCGAAAGTTATATAAACCTACCTTTTTCTTTGCAAATTTTTGAAGTTTAACCGAAACTAATCCAATGTATTTGCTGTCAATAAGACTCATTTTTTAGTATTTTGGATCTGTGTTGATCCATTATACCCCTGTGAAGCCTTGCTTGTCAAGGAAGTTACTGTAGGAATTATTCCGATTAAGAAGACGGCAAAAGCAACCACTGCACTAATTTGCCATCTAAATCTAGATAACTCTTC